AAGAAAAGGCGTTACGAGTTATATCTGTCATGGACGCCCATCCACTTATTCCAAAAGTGACTCAAATCAACTTGGAGTCTGCTCTCTCCGGTTTTATGATGGGGAGAACCAGTCAACAAGTCGTCATCAAACTTGCCCGTTTCAATGCTGTCTTTGAATACATAGTTTCCGAACACTTCAAAATAGGGGTCCGATTGATAAATGCGACCACTGCCCGCAAGACCGTTTTTGGTAAGGCCCGAGTCAAGGGTATGACCGGCAAAGAATACGTTCGGCAAGAACTCCCCAAGATACATCCCGAAGTATTACAATTCGAAAAAAAGAATAATAAAAATGAATGGAATGCAAAAAATGCAGATATGTATGATGCAGTAGTAATTGCGTGCGTCATATGAATAATTTTTATGTGTATCAACTTATAGACCCAAGAAATGGGAATCCTTTTTACATTGGAAAGGGAGTTGGAGGCAGAATGTATTCTCATGAAAAGTCCGCTAAAAAAGGAAATGTTTCCAACGGGAATAAGTATCTTTTCAATAAAATAAAAAAGATTTTGGGACTTGGGTATTCCATTGGTTATTCCAAAATAATAGAGAATATCTCAGAATCGGATGCATTTGAGTGGGAATCTGCTCTGATCAAGAAATATGGTATTCGTCCATCGGGAATTTTATGTAATTTATCATATGGTGGCGAAGGAAATAGTGGATATAAGTGGACGCCCGAACAAATAGAGCAAAATAGAATTAGAGCCTTATCATATCAAAATGATCCGGATTACAAACGGAAATATTGGGAAGGCAGAAACAGCGTGGATTGGAAAATTGTTCGAGAACGACAAGCAAAAACATTAAAAAATAAGTTTTTAACGGATTCTAAATTTTTAGAAGAACACCGAAAACGGATGCGGACAGTAAACTCTTCCCCGGAGGCAATTGCTGCGAACGCAAAGCGGATTACTAAGTTTTATCAGGAACATCCTGAACAAAAAGAAAAATTATCGGTTATTCAAAAACAGTTATGGGCATCTGGTAAATATAATAACTCTAAAGAATGGGAGTTCAAATCCCCATCCGGGGAAATTGTTAGATTCACAAATTTGGCAAAATTTTGTAGAGAATCGGGGTTGTCATTTGCAAATATGGCGGCGGTTTCTTCAAAAAGACGAAATCATCATAGAGGATGGACGGCGGTATGATATTTATTGGTATATGAAGAACATCAAGATAACGTGTGACCGCTGCGGAAAATCCGTAGAGGGAATCATTGATAAGTGCAAGACAACGGGCGCAATTGTTACTGGTGGTTATTATCTCGTTGCCGAGGGAAGTTGGAAAGAATTTGCTCGTGGAACTGAAGAATATGTGTGCGATGATTGTATGCACGCAGACCCCAAATACCAAAAAATTTACACTCCTTGAAACCAGGTTATTTATATATCATCACAAATCCGGCACATAAAGGATGGGTGAAAATAGGCGTTACCGAAGACATAAAATCTCGCTTACATGTTTACCAAACAGGTGATCCTCGTCGGCAATACAAAGTAGAATACCACATTTTTCATCCAGATTGCTACAGAGCAGAAAAAATGATTGTTGAATTGATGAAACCGTTCGCATTATCCAGAAAAAAGGAATGGTACGAGGTTGACCTCGAAATCGCCAAAGTAAGATTGAACGAAACTCTTGAAGATTAAAATAAGTTGAGTTTTTGGTCGGATATGGTAACATATCAATGTGATAGAACAAAATCCAAACGATACTACGAACGAAATCGAGATAAAATCTTGCGAAGAAATGAAAAAATTAGGAGTAGTTCTTAAAGAAATTCACAAATCTCGAATTTTGTTATAATAACTTGAGTCCAAGGTGAAAACATGTTATCTTAGTTTAGAATGACTTTATTACAATCCCAACTTAGACAGATATTAGATCGGGTATTGAGACAAGATTCGTTTATACGAAAAGGTGGAACACAGGCACTCTATTTTTGTAAATGTGGACATTATAAAAGAAAACTTGAAATTAAACTAGATCCCCCGTTCTTGGCACACTGTTGGGTATGTAATTATTCTGCTAATTTATATGGACTTCTAAAAACCTACAATGCTTCAAAATCATACTATGATCAAGTTCAAAAACTTACAGGTAGCATAAAAAGAAATTATGCAATTTCACAAATAAATAAGACAACAGAACTCGTATTACCCAGCGGATTTATTCCTCTATCCATATCCCGAGACAAAGATCCAGAATATAAAAATGCAATGGTGTATCTCAAAAATAGGGGAGTAACTTTAACTGACATTGTTCGTTATAATATTGGTTATTGTGGATTTAATGATCCATATGAGTATCATGTCATCGTTCCATCCTACGATGCCAAGGGTAATCTGAATTTCTTCATGGGCAGACGCTATTACGAGAGTGAAGGAACAATCCCCCACAAGAAACCCGAAGCGTCAATGGACATCGTGGGATTTGAAATTTTTGTCAACTACAACGAACCTCTTAATTTGTGCGAAGGTGTATTTGATGCCCTTGCGATTCGCAACAATGCTGTGCCGCTATTTGGGAAATATCCATCGTCGAAGTTGCGGGAGAAAATGATTGTTAATAAGACGAAACGTGTCAACATGATTCTTGATAATGACGCAATTGATGATGCCATCAAGAATTGTAAAATGATGATGAAACTCGGCATTGAAGTCTGCCTTGTTAGATTGAATGGCAAAGACCCCTCGGTGCTTGGGTTTGAGAAAACTCATGAACTGATTCGCAATGCCAAACCATTGGAATTTGAGGATTTACTAAAATACGAACTTGGATTATGACCATATCAAACTATAATGGAACTGGTATTGAGGCGTGGAGAGTTGTTGTAGAGGGGGATGATTATCTTCGGTGTGAACAATCTTCTCACAACATGTGGGCGAATAAGAAAAAAGGACTGTGGGGAAAAGGATACAAAAATACGTCGGATGATCCCAGAAAGGTAGAACGATCTGGACGATTGGGGGAAATGGCATTTACAAACCTTACCGGATCACCCATTGATTTATCGTACATTGAAGGCGGGGATAGACAAGATACTGTCTTTCGAAAAAAAACCGTCAACATAAAGGTAGCGTTCGCCCTCTATGGTGTAATTATGGTTAGATGTGAAATGAATGGACGGCAGCTGACTCTTCACGAAGACATGTACGTATTTTCCTATTTATCAAACGATGACCGAGAAAAAAAGTCCGCAACAATTGATTTTTTGGGGTGTCTGCTCAAGCCGGAACTTCTATCCAAACCTAGAGTTTCTCGAAAAGAATGGGTTAATTATGAGTGCCCCTATTCAGAACTTCATCCCATGCGACAATTACTTTCCATTCCAGAATTATGATGACTTTACTCAACTCCCCATTTCCGAAATACACCAATATTTTGCAAATCGCTGATTTGCATATCAGGCTTAATAAACGGCATGATGAATACAAGGAAGTGTTTGCCAATCTCTACGAAGAGATCAAAAAATCCCCGCCCGAAACAGTTGTGGCGTTGCTTGGTGATGTGTTTCATAGCAAATCGGATTTGAGTCCCGAATGTATTCAGATGGCGACAGATTTGTTCAAGGCACTTGCCGACATTCGCCCACTCGTTCTTATTGCGGGAAACCACGATGCTACGCTGTCCAACAAGAGTCGCTTGGATAGCTTGACTCCACTAGTTGATTCACTAAATCATCCTAACTTGTTCTATCTCAAGACTACGGGTTTATACGGATTTGGCAACATCCTTTGGAACAACATGGGCGTCTTCGATGCGCCCGAGCGTTACATAGCGGGCAATACCATTCCCGATATTTATCGCAATCAGTATGAGCATATCATTGCCATGTTCCACGGGGCAGTGGACAAGGCATCGTTGGAGACGGGGTATTCCATCAGCAACCCCGCCATTATGAACCCGTTATTTGACTACAACGATATTGCGTTGCTCGGGGACATACATAAGAAGCAAGATATGCAGGACTATGCGCCTGACGACCATAAACCTTGCATACACTACGTTGGCAGCATGATTCAGCAGAACCACGGTGAAGGTCTGCGTGGTCACGGATATTCAATGTGGGACTTGAAGACACGCACTTACCAGTTCCACGAACTCAAGAATGATTTTGGATACTTTACCGTTAACGTGAACAAGGGTCAACTCACGACTGACTTGAAAGACCTCCCTAAGAAGGTTCGTCTTCGTCTCAAGTGTTACGACAGTATTGCTTCCGAAGTCAAAAAGGTTATTGCTGATATTAAGGAAATGGCATTTGTAGTAGAAACTGCCTATGTCCGCATGGACCAAGAGCGAGACAAGAAGGACATTATTCCACTCTGCAAAGACATCGTTTTAACCGACTTGACAAACGTTGATTATCAAAATCGTCTCATTACGGAGTTCTTGCAGAAGAAGATTCAAATCACGGACCAGAAGAAGATTGATGAGATTTTGAAAATCAATCGGGATACGAATTTGCTTATCAAGCGTGACGAGTTCGCCCGAAATCTCAAGTGGAAACCCATCCGTTTTGAGTTTGACAATATGTTCACTTATGGTGAGAACAATGTCATTGATTTTACGTCCATGGCAGGAGTCTATGGAATCTTCGGTCCAAACAAATCGGGCAAGTCAAGTATCTTGTCGGCACTTATTTTCTGCCTCTTTGATAAATTTGACCGTGGATTCAAAGGAGTCCACGTTATGAACGTGCAAAAGACTTCATTCAAGTGTAAATTGGAGTTTGAGATTTCGGGTGTTCGCTACTTCATTGAGCGTAAAGGTTCAACCACTCGCTCGGGAAATGTTAAGGTGGACGTTAAGTTCTGGAATCTTACCAACGGAGTCGAAGAGGAATTGCATGGTACAGCAAGGCGTGATACAAACGATATTATCCGTGATTACATCGGGACGTATGAGGATTTTATCCTCACAGCAGCATCGTTTCAGAGTGCCAAGAATCTATCGTCATTCATTGACATGGGCAACAGTGAGCGAAAAGACCTCATGGTTCAATTTATTGGTCTGAACGTTTTTGATCGTTTACAGGAGTCGGCGGGTGAACGCAATAAGGAGTTGAATGCCATTCTAAAACTCCATAAGGACAAGAACTATCCTCACGAGATTCAGCAAAACGAGAATGCACTGGCACATGCCATCTCCCTCTTTGATGAGAATCAAGGGGAAGTTGACAGTCTCAAGAAGCAAATTGCGGATGTCAACGACCAAATCATTGCGGAAACTGCTAATTTGATTCGTTTAGATGCAGATGTTCCGACCAATCTTCCCGCTTTGGAAACCAAGAAGACCACTGCTGAGACTTCGGTCAAGCAGAAAAAGCAGGCATTGGAAGGGTTTAAGACTCTGCTTGCCGAGAAAGAAAAGACAGTCGCAGACCTCAATGCACAAATCAAGAAGATTGAAGAGTCCAATTTGGTTGAGAGTCACAAGACCTACAAGTCTCTATCCGACAAGATTAACGAAGTCAAGCAGAAGATGGACCTCAAGAAGGTTGAGATTAAGGGCAAGTTGGAGAAGGTCGCTCGTCTGGATAAGCATGAATATGACCCCAACTGCAAATTCTGCATCAACAACGATTTTGTCAAGGATGCGAGCAGAGCAAAGAAGCAACTGTCCGAAGATAAGAAAGAAGCGGATAAGATGTTGGAACAGTTGGACAACCTTCGGGAGGAACTCGCCAAGTTCACTTGGGTTGAACAGGTGTATGAAACCTATACCAAGGCACTGACAGACCGCAGCAAGGTCAAGGACGAGGGTGCGGTTCTTAGTCGCAACATCATCGTTACAACGAACGAGTTGGAGAAGTTGGACGTAGTGTTGAAGGATGCGACTCGCCAAATTGAACTTTATCACCGTAATGAAGTGTCGGTGATGCAGAATGAGAAGGTGCGGGCGAAGATTGGAATATACCGCAATACGCTTACCCGACTGGATATTGAGTTCCAGCGTCAGAATCGCTCCTTGATGGACATTTCTGGAAAGCGGGAACTATTTCGCAGCACTATTGCGATGGTGACAAAAACCATGAAGGAAGTCGCGGAGTTGGAAAACGAATCCGACTCTTATCAGCACTACATGTTGTCGGTGGGACGTGACGGTATCCCGTATCAAGTCATTTGCAATACTGTGCCCGAGATTGAGAAAGAAGTTAATTCCATTCTCAGTCAAGTGGTTGACTATACCATTCAGTTTGAGACCGATGGCAAGAACATCATTCCCTACGTCGTTTATGAGTATGGTCGATGGCCAATTGAACTGACCTCTGGTTATGAGCGATTCGTGGCGTCTGTCGCCATTCGGGTTGCCCTTACAAACATCTCCAATCTGCCCAAGACGACCGCATTGTTCATTGATGAAGGCTGGGGGTGTCTCGACCCTGATAATATGGCTTCTATGCATACCCTATTGTCAGTATTGAAGAATGACTTTGATTTTATTATCATCATATCTCATATAGATGCTATGAAAGATGCAGTTGACCACCATATTGAAATTCATCATAATGGAACAGATGCAAAAGTTGTATTCGAGTGAAATTGTTGGAGTTTTTTGCTTGGAGTAATATACTTATAGAAAGGAGTCCATATGGGACGAAAAAAGAAATACGAGACAGAAAATGAACAACTTGAAGCGAAGCGTAGGTGGAGGCGGGGGTGGTATAGTCGCAACAAAGAGCGAGTCAACCGTGAGCGGATGCGAAAATACTACGAGAAAGTGTCCTAACTGCGGAACAACACTTACGTATTCTACTACTGGGAATAGAAACCTTGCCAATAGAAAAGGAAATCTATGTCGGTCTTGTACTTTTTTGGGGAGACATCCGAATCCAGAATCACGGAAGAAAATGTCTGCTTCTCATATCGGATTCAAGCATACCAATGCTCATAAAACGAAAATCCGTGGCAATGGCAATCCGATGTACGGTATTCATCGGTATGATAAACTCAATCCCTTTTTTGGAAAACGACACGACTCCGAAGCACGTCGGAAAATGCGTGTAGCAGCTTGCCTTCGGGTATTATTTCTTCAACGAAGCAATAATGGACGGGTGAATAACATAGGCAAGAGCGAACAGCAATACTTCGACCAATTGGAAAAGGAACGTGGGTGGTTTGGGAACAGACAGCATTTCATAGAACATCTTGGGTATTTCGTTGATTACTACGAGCCCGTACTGAATATCGTGGTGGAATATGATGAACCGAGACATTACATCTATGGTGCTCTGCGGGAGAAGGATGTGGAGAGAATGCGACAGATCAAGGACCATCTTGGGTGTGAATTTTGGAGGTATGACGCCTACAGGCAGCAACTCGTGAAGTTTTGAGTCACTCTAAACTTGACAACGATGAAGCGGTGGATAAGCAGATAGAGATCAAGCGAGAGGGCAACTTCAGTAAGGTTATTTTTGAGTGATGGATATATGTATTCAGGGGCATTGTGCCCTTGAATACTTATGGCACAACTTTTATCATCATTCGGAAAGCGAGGAGTGTCATTGGGACTAGATGTCCTCAAACCCGACATCGAAGATACCAGCTACCTCTCAAAATACTTCGTTATTGCGGAGTTCAACCCCGTTTTTACGGGTGGAAAGAACCCCGTCGCCTTCAACGGGTCATCTCTCCTCAAGGCGGGAACTGAGATTCAAGTGGAGTGTCTTGACTCAAATGGTAATTCTCTCTACACAGAACGCCCCCACAGCAATGTATCCTATTCAGATGTAGCAAACTTCGTTATTTCCGTCAGTATCTTTGAGGAGACTTATAACGGTCCCGGTAAACTCATCTTGGTAGGCACCACGGTCAAGGGTGAGACGGTTAGGTGGATTGGAAACATTGCCATTGATAAAACGTTGCAGAACGTCTCCAAGGTCCGTTTCTATAATAAACCAACGATTGAGTGCCGAGGTCTTCTTTATCCCGTCGTCACCAACAACACTGCTGATCTGTTTACTAAGACTGTTAACTTTAGCGGAAGCTTCTTTACGTTACCAGTTAATCCTAAAAAGGATGTCAACCGAAGATATATCAATTCAAAGAAGACGGATATTGACTATCGCATCCTCCTAAATGTCCCCGATTCAATGGCAGGACCGACCCTATATCCGACGACCTCGTTTAATACACAAATGGAAGGACAGTCCATTTCGATTATGAGTACCACGCTTCAAGTCCCGCACTCCTATCTCACCAAGAATATTCATCAGACTGCTTCGTTCAAGATTAAGAACGTCATTGACAGCAAGACAATGCAAGTCAGTGAACCATTTTACTACACGGTGGGTAAAGACCAATTTGTCACCAATATCAATCTTGGGGTATTCACAACATCTTATACGTGGACTGCTTACAACACCGCTTCCGATGATTACCTTAAATTTGTGGATATATCTACCGGGACAACTACTTATATCAAGCAGTCATATGCTGAAATAGTTTATAGAAACATACAACCTTTTTCAGGATTCATTTCACGTCACAAACTCTATCGTAAGAGTATGGTCTATCCCGGCGACTTTCAGTTGATTGCAGATGAACCACTTAACGCATTAGAATTATTGGTTGACCCAATTACGAACAATAAGACATATGCTCTGATAGGTTCGTTTTACAATCAATCTCATATCCAAAGATATTGGTTCACCAGTTCCAATGTCATACATCTTTCACATTCCGTCAAACCTTATATTGACGCAGTAAAGATTACCACGCCGCAATATTCTCAGATGGATGGCACAAAGTATGCCATCGCCAAGGCAGATTCAATAAATTCGGTCAATGACTATGTTTATTATCCATATGACAGCGAATCATTCAACCGAATGACTGGTTCGGCATACAACTCCAATTTCATCAGTTTGAAGGCGGGATCTCTGTATGTGCTCTCTACCAACGTGGTAATGGAAAAGTTATTTTCAACCCACGATGCCAAAATAGATTTCTTCTTTACCAGTTCAAGTCCACGACTTCAGATTGAAAAAGATTACCTAAGTTCATACGGATTAAAACTGGGAACGGTATCTACCAATGAAAATGCAACGGTGAAGGTGTTTGCAGACAAGCAGATGTTGTATTTCACTCCAAATTCTGATTACTATGGAACATTGGTTATTGTGCCCTATCACTGCAACGTGACTCTTTCAGAGATGTCCTTGAAGGTTTATGGTGACTATGGGTTTTCACCCGATGTTCTGTTTACTAAGATACCATTCAAAATAAATATCGCCAATGAATCGTTTCAACTAAAGGCGGAATTGTATGATATCAACTCAACATTGGTGTATTCCGACCTGTCAACCATTCAAACATTTGATGCCAATGGAGAGAGTTTGTATGCCAATAGTGGATTGTCAGACCCAACTCTCCTTACATTCGTATCTGGAAGTTTGACGATATCTCAGAGTTTATACATCCCGAATATTGGAAGTTGTCCATCGGTGGGAACTCGTCTGCTTGGATGGCGGTTTCCAACAAGCTTCCCACCAGACCCAGCAACTGGAGATGGGGCGGTTTGTTACACAAACGTTTCGGAGATAAGCAACATCAATGGAAACTATGTGAATGTTACCACAACGGCGGGAACAGTTGCCACAACCAAGACCGCTAGAGCAATTGCCGTTAAATACACGGGTAGTGCAGTGGTGGATGGAACTTTCACCGGACCATTTGGACGAAGAATTTCGATTGACCCATCCGGAATAAAAACTGTCTATTCATAAAGTATAGAAAAATGTTGTATTTTATGGAAAACTATGTATAGTTATACTCTGTGAAAGTAAAATTATCAAAATGGGCCAAAGAACAAGGTATAACGTATCGAACTGCGTGGAACTGGTGGAAAACTAATAAACTTCCATTAAAAGCAATTCAGATGCCAACCGGCACTATATTAGTTGAAATAGAATCTAATAAGAAAGAAAACTGATATGAATACTGGTGTTTATAGAATACGAAATATAATTATGGTAAAAGATTTACTGGAGATACAAACCTAAATTTTTCTGGATATTTTAGGTTTAAGAATAAAGTTACAAATGACGAAATAATATCTTCTCAATCAGAATTTGCAAAAAGATTTAATTTTGACAGTGGAAAAGTTTCGGCATTATGTTTAGGGAAACGAAAAACACACAAGAAATGGTTTTGTGTAGGAAAGGAAGAAGGTTATGGAAAAGAAATATAGAGGAAAATCAAATTTGCAGATCGTGCAAAATTATCTCGATGGAGTTCGTCCTTTTACCCAGTTATCAATGCGAGTTTTGGAAAAAGATAAGTATCATAATGAGGGAGAAGAATGGAAAGTAAATGAGAAATGTTATAAAAAAGTAAATGGGAAGACAGTATGTCTTACCAAAACCCAAGGCGACATGATTCGGGAGATGATTCGCCAGAAGTGTAAGTGCGGACAGAACATCAATTGGGGCACCAAGGTTGACCAACAACTTTTCAATCGCACTGGATTATGTTCCGCTTGTTTGATTGATTATGAAACCAAACTGCGTATCCTCGGTATCTACGACTACTACGAGGGATACAAATTACTTTCTTACGAGTTGGGGGAAATCACGGACATCAAGAGTAAATTGGAAGAGGTAATCAAATTCTTCGACCAAGATTCCGGCGATGTGACCATGCTCTGTAACTCCGAAGGTTTTATTGAACGATGGAAGCACAACAATCCTAAAGAGATTTTGGATGGAGCAAAGCGAGACTTAAAACTCGCCAAGAAGAGAATTACGTTCCTCAAAAAGTCAAAGGAAGCTGCCAAGAAGAAATACTTGGCTGGTGCTACTAAATTCAAATTGGAAATCTATGCCTGATAAACAGACCGTCTCTTATCAAGAAATTATCAAGCAGGAGTTCTCGAAGTGCGCTGCCTCTCCTGTTTACTTTATGAAGCATTACGTAAAGATTAAGCATCCTATACGAGGCACTATTTTATTTGATCTTTTTAAATTTCAAGAAGAAACCTTACAAGCATTTCATGATTATCAATTTAATATTATTTTAAAATCCCGGCAAATGGGAATTTCAACTTTAGTAGCTTCATATTCATTATGGTTGATGATTTTCAATAAGGATAAGAACATCCTCCTGATTTCGTTGAAACAAGACGATGCCAAAGACGTTGTTACCAAGGTTCGTGATGCCCAAAAAGAACTTCCGACTTGGTTAAAGGTCAAGTGCATTGAAGATAATCGCCTTTCCTTAAAGTTTGCCAACGGGTCTCAAATCAAAGCAGCATCCACGACCAAAAAGTCTGGTGTTGGTCAAGCACTTTCACTTCTGATTATTGACGAAGCTGCACTTATTGATGATGCTCAGGATTTGTGGACATCTGCCGCCCCCACATTATCTTGTCTGGATAAATCCCAATTGATACTAACCGAAAAGGGTCTGATGAGATTGGAACAATTTGTAAATAATCAAATTAAAATTGGATTCAATGATATAGCGTTAAGGGTTCATGATGGAGATAAATTAGTTTATGCGTCTTCTTTTTATATGTCGGAAAAATCTGATCTCTATGAAGTTCGGTTTAAGAGCGGTGGGAGGTTAGTGGCGACAAAAAATCATCCTCTAATGACTAAAAATGGTTGGAAGTCTGTAGATAATATGGAGGAAAATAAAGACTTTGTTTTGTGTAAATATAATCAAAACGTATTCGGAAAAGCCATAGATTTTTCTAAATTCGTTCCGGACATTCGTATTAATAGTAAAAGGTATGATATATCTCCAACCGACACTTGCTATTTAGCTGGACTGTGGACAGCAGAAGGTCATTTTTCAAAAGGAACCGTTGGTATTACCAATACAGATGAGGAAATAATCAATTGGTTAAAAAATCTTGGATTCAAAAATAGTGATGAGCGACATTATTACATTCAATCTGCGTGGGTTCAAGAACTTCTGAAGTGGATAGGATGTGAAGGAACGGCACATACTAAGCGAGTCCCAACTCGAATTTTGTCGGCGTCACAAGAAGAGCAAGTCGCATTTCTCCAAGGATTGTTCGATGGGGATGGATGCTCATTGGGAGCGAAGGGAATTAAACTTACCTCTGTTTCTTACGAACTACTTTCTAACGTAAGAGCAATGTTGTTGAATATGGGAATCAACTGTTACATACGAGATGTAACGTGGAAATCCACAAAATCTACCGTTATCAAAGATAAAACACGAACATTTTATGGATTTGAGTTGTTTATTGGTGGATTTGACGCCCATTCGTTTTATTCTACCGTAGGATTTAGATTGAAAAGAAAACAAGAAGGATGGCAAAAACTATCAAGAAAATCTATTAAACGAATTTTTCCTGACAAAACACTCGTAAAGAATCTCATCTTGGAAAGTGGAATGTCTATTAGAGATTTTTCAAAGAAACACAACTGTTTTTATGATAGATATTTGTGGTATAATGGAAAGGGGTTAAGTATTACATCAGTTGAAGCCTTGTTGGATGTTTCAAACAAGTTACATCCCTCGAAAAATTACAAGTTGTTGAAAATGCAATATGAGAAAGATACCTCCGAGTTTTTTGACGAGGTAATCTCAATTCGATACCTCCGCAACGATTTCAGTTATGATTTGAAAGTTCCGGTTGTGGAGCGGTTTGTTTGTGAAGGATATGTCAACCATAACACTGGTGGTAATGCGATAATATTATCGACTCCTAGAGGAGTTGGTAATTTCTTTCATAGAATGTGGCAAAGTGCAGAGGAAAACAATGATGGAAAAACTGGAAAAAATGGATTTCATCCTATAATTTTACCTTGGCAATTACATCCTGAACGTGATGAAGAATGGAGACGTATTGAGGGTGATAAGCAAGGAAATCCTAAAAAAGCAGCACAAGAATTTGATTGTAATTTCCTTGCATCTGGTGATAACGTTGTTGAATTGTCTATTGTAGAATTTTATAAGAAAAATAAACAGAAAGATCCAATAGAAATTAGAGGAGTTGATAAAGGATTATGGATATGGCAATATCCTGATTATTCACATTCTTACATTGTTTCTGGAGATGTCGCAAGAGGTGACGGGGGAGATTTTTCGGCGGCACACGTTCTTGATATTACAGGAGATACTCCTATTCAATGTGCTGAATATAAAGGAACTCTTGGTACAAAAGATTATGGTAATTTCTTGGTTGCATTAGCAACTGAATATAATAATGCGATTCTTATTGTTGAACGAGAGAATGTGGGTTGGGCAACTCTGCAAGCGATTATTGATCGAGAATATAAAAATACATTTTATAGTTCTACTGATCTAAAATATGTTGATGTTCAACGACAATTAACCAATCGTTATGATTCTGAAGAAAAGAAATTAGTTCCTGGGTTTAGTACAAATGTGAAAACCCGTCCACTTGTTATTAACAATATTGATATGTATTTTAGAGAAAAAGCAGTCGAAATCTATTCTAAGAGAACTTTATCAGAGTTAGATACATTTATTTGGAAAAATGGTAAAGCCCAAGCAATGGAACCATATAATGATGATTTAATTATGGCATTAGGTATTGGTCTATGGGTAAGAGATACGGCTTTACGCCTGCGACAGGAAGGCATAGATTTAACTCGTACTTCCATTGAACAAATGCATATGACTAAACCTTTAGATATTACTCCTGTTTATAAACAAAAACAAATTCAAGATGGTAGAAAGGCGTGGGAAATGAAAACTGGACGACAAGGAATGGGTAATCAAGGAATAGAAGATATTAGATGGCTTTTATCATAACCTAAAATTCAACATCATATCAAGATATTAACATATTCAGATAAAGGTTCTGAATTGACTATAACTGCTGACAAAATATAAGATTTTATCAATATATACAAATATATTTATAACAGGGGAATTGTTCCCCATACACATATACATAAAATAGAAAGTTTAAAAAAATGGCAAATCCAAAATTAAAACCTTTTGACGACGAAATTTTAGACGTTAAGAAACAATCTCTTTATGCAAGATTAAAGAGACTATTTTCTACAGACGTTATCGTTCGTAATGTTGGTGGCAAACAGTTAAAAATAAAGGATACTGATAATATCATGTATGCCACGGATCGTAATTCATTACGAGACCGTTTTAATCGTATCCGCTCTACCGCTTATAATGCTTATACCAGAGACTTTGCTCTATCTTACCAAGCAGCAAGAATGGACTTATTCCGTGATTATGATACAATGGATCTTGATCCCATACTATCCTCTGCATTAGATATTTACGCAGATGAATGCCTCACGTTTAATGAGATGGGTAAGATGTTAACAGTTCATTCTAATAACAACAATGTTAAGATGATCTTAGAAAATCTTTTTACTGACATTCTTAATATTCAATTTAATATGTGGGCATGGGTTCGTAATATGACTAAATATGGAGATTTTTATCTTAAATTATATGTTACACCTGAGTATGGTATATACATGGTAGAGCCAATATCATCTTATAATGTTGAGCGCATTGAAAATGCAGACCCATTAAATAAGAGATATGTTAAGTTTCAGCTTCGTCCAACTGATACAGCACAAGCAGAAAGTCTTGAAAATTATGAAATGGCACACTTCCGCCTCATATCCGACAGCAACTTTCTTCCATATGGAAAGAGTATGTTGGAGGGTGCTAGAAGAGTATGGAAACAATTAAGTTTAATGGAAGACGCAATGTTGATTCATCGTATCATGCGTGCTCCTGAGAAGCGCATTTTCTATACTGATATTGGAAACATTCCTCCTGCTGAAGTCGATAACTATATGCAGAAGATGATGGATAAGATGAAGAAAGTTCCATATATGGATGAACAAACGGGTGAGTATAACCTCCGTTTCAATCTTCAGAACATGGTTGAAGATTATTACATCCCCGTTCGTGGTGGTGATAGTGGAACCAAGATTGACACTCTCGGCGGTATGGAATGGACTGGAACCGAGGACATTGAATATCTTCGTAATAAGCTGATGGCAGCACTGAAGATTCCGAAGGCATTCCTCGGTTATGAAGAAGGCATTTCTGGCAAAGCAACTCTTGCTTCTGAGGACGTTCGGTTTGCTCGCACCATTCAACGCATTCAGCGTATTATTTGTTCCGAGTTGACCAAGATTGCCATTGTCCATTTATATGCTCAGGGATACCGTGATGAATCACTGGTTGATTTTGAACTCGAACTTACCAACCCATCTACCATCTTCGAGAAGGAGAAGATAGAGATTTGGTCCGACAAGATTTCAGCAGCAACCGACATGGTTGAGAACAAGTTCTTCTCCTTTAATTGGATTTACAAAAATATCTTCAACATGTCCGAAGACGACATCAAGATTGTAAAAGATGAAGTTGTGGAAGATGCCAAGCAGCGTTACCGCTTTACCTCTATCGAAGAGGATGGAGATGACCCAGCCAAGCCGTTTAAAAAGATTGGCGGCAAGGGTGGTAAGGATTCTGAAGAGGGCGGCGGGTCAAGTGGTGGTGGAGGCGGTTTGGATGACTTGGGCGACTTGGGCGACTTGGGCGACTTGGGAGGTGAAAAGGGTGGTCCAGGGGGTGAGAAGGGTGGTCTAAAAGGAAGTTCCGATGATTTAGTCAAAGAAACGAAGATCGTGGATAACCGTGACCGAAGTGACCGGGATACAAGTGAACGTGACCAAAGTGGGGAACATAAATCAGATGTAAGACGTGAAGACCCGTTGGGTCGTCACCAAATGCACGACAACCCAAATAAAAATAGCGAAGGCAAGAAAAAAAGTGCTATTGGACACAATTTTGAGGATGGATCTCCATTGCGTCTGCGAGAGCAGAAAATGAAACCTCAATTAAAAAAGGTTGATGCTACTTTATTCAGTAGCTTGGCGAGATTTTTGGGTCAGACTCATAAAGATACGGCCAAGGAACTGATTAAAGAAAGTCGCACTAATAATACAGCATCCTTGATGGATGAGAAGAATATTTTAGAATAAGTCGCATGTAGATGTAAAAATATAGGTAATTTGGTTTTTAACAATCCAAATCCATATTTATAATTAAGTTGAAATATGTGGTCTCCTATTTATAAAAGAAATTGTATTGATTGCGGGAAAGAATTATTTTATTCTTTTACCAGTTCCCTGTCTCATTGGAAAGCATAAAAATAATTTATGGCAACAAATCACTCACAGAAAAGAATGCGCCATTCAAAATTCAGAAATACCGGCATTCTGTTCGAACTCCTGACAAAACAGGTGACGGCAGATATTATTGCGGGTAAAGAAGAGTCCGCCGCCAAAGACATCCTCTACAAATATTTTCGTGAGAACACGGAACTTGGAAGAGAATGGCAACTATATAGCACCCTCCTGAACGAAAAGATTAAGGACGACCCGCACGCCGAGCGATTTTTTTCCGTAGTAGTTGAAGCACGCAAGAAGCTTAACAACAAGAAACTCACCCAACTCAAGTTTGATTTAATCAAAGAAGTCAAAGATGCCTATCCGATTGAAGAAATGCTAAGAGCACCCGTTCGGAACTATCGAGTGTTGGCATCCATTTACAAAGTTTTTGAAGACATAACATCCTCGGAATGTAAATTTGATGTCAACGAAGTGTATCAGGCTAAAAACTGCATAGTTGAGCATATCGTTGATAAACCAAAAGCTCAACATTCTGAAGACGATCTCATCAATTATTATCAGACCCAAACCGAGGATATACGTCTTCTTACTTACAAACTTTTATGCGAAAAACTCAACGAGAAATACGATAGTGTGCTCGATGACGAACAAAAGTCGGTTTTGCGTGAATATATTTGTAACGTAGCCAATACGAATAATTTTGATGTGTTCGTGAAGGAAAAGGTTTTAGAAATTAAGACATCTCTCATGGAGATGGTTAGTAAGATTAAAGATTCGGACGTGATGCAAATCAAAATCCGTGAAGTTGTAAACCAATTGGATAAGATCAACCCCGGCAAAATCGTCAAGGACAATCATGTCATGGTATTGATGCTATCCTATGAATTGCTGAAAGAAGTACGTAAACAATCAGAGGCAAAGCATGAAAATAAATCTTGAAGTTCTAAAACAGTTGATTCCTATCTACGGCGTTGGACCTGTTGACAAGATTCCGGGCGTGCAACAACTCCTCCATTCCGGTGGTAATGAGAAAGCACCCCAAAAATATGAATCCCTACTCACGGGGGCTGGATATGAATGGAGTGATGATGATTCCGCATATCATTTGGATGACCAAGTAATGTGTTATTTTGTTGATAAAGAAATTTTCCTGTGGGTATGGCAGGAAAGTTTAGTAAGAGTATTAAACAACTCAGAACAAATTCGCAAGTGGACCATTGGTGATGACAAGTATCCCGAAGGCAAGGCGAACTCCTTCATGGGAATCTATCTTCAAAAGACAGGCCAATCCAAGGGGGAAGAAGGTGGTCTCGCAACTGCCGAACCCGATAGCAATGAACCAGAAGACCGCATGGCAGGTGCTACTTCTGGTGATATAACTTTCTCAGGAACGGGTGCCCGTAAGGGTGATTACGAACCAAAGGAAATGGACCCCGCCGATGCCATCATCGTCAGGACAAAGAAAAAGATGGGTAAGAATGGAACTCTTCCAGCAGATGACATCATCGATTTGTATCAGCAAGCGAAAAAGATGGGAAGCAACAAACTAATGACTTTTATCAAGACTATCAAACCTCTCAAGGAAGGTTCAGTCAAAGCGTCCACGCTGCAAGAAATTATTCGCCACATCGTCAAGAGTGTAGTAAAAGAAGGATACCAAGACTTTGGTAAAACGGGAAATGGTGCAGAGAGTGATAATCATGTGTTGAGCATTGCCGACAAGACTTGGGGAAGCCCGGGTGGCAAGCAATGGCGCATTGTCAAGAGTAAGGGTGGACCACAAGGAACTGTATATCAACTCCAAGTTACTCATCCTATCAGCAGATTTGTATGGAAAACCACCGATGGTGCGTGGAAAGTTCTCGACCCAAAAACAAAGCAGTGGAGTGATGTGCAATCCGATGTCAAAGAAATGACGGGATGTGCTGCGGCTGGTCCTGTAACTGGTCCAAATGCTTTCAAGAAAAAGACAGACGAAATATATGCCATGTCCCGAGACCCATCCAGTTTTCCACCAGATGGACATCGAATTTGCCCCGTGTGTAATCGTAAAGGATACAAACACAAACAGGCGAGTCCCTACAACTATTGTGATATGGGACATGCATGGAAGGCGGAAAGTGGCGATGTTCTGATGAATGCCGACAATGTTGACGGACCTATTTTCGAAATGACTACCACAAGTGGTGGTGGTGGGTCAAGTCCCGGCACGCCGGGATACAACATCCCCGGTGCATTTGCAAAGAAGGGTGGAAGTGTGGCGGGTGTTGAGGGGTCAGAAGCACTTGGATATACTTTGACGCCAGCGGGTAAGAAGGAAATGCAACGCTCTGCCGACAAACTTTACGAAGGCAAGAAAAAGAAATAATATTCACAAGTGATATGAATATTTTGCTAAAACGCATTGTTGAACAGCAAGGGTCAGAACAATTATATGACCTTGGGAGAGACTTTGCAAATTTTAAACGTACCATGGACGGAACGTCCGAGCAAGTTAAACAAAAATTTGAACAAGCAATCGGCACCAAACTGAATGGAAAGCGTGTTCGTGCCCGAGCTTCCCGTGGATACAAGCAATACGTAAAGGATTACGAATTTGACGTTTCCAAGGTAAGTCTGGATGACTACTATGATAATTATGTCGTAGTGGCGTATGATAATTCGACGCCGAAACCAAAAGAATACTTTCTGAAGCCGGGGTTCAAGATTCAAGTTATTGGAGTGGCAACGGGACAACCATCGCCTCAGAAGGGTAATAAGCCAGGAGACAAACAACCTCAATCGGCACCTGCACCAGTTCAACCGAAGGAAGACCCGAATGCAGCACAGCATCAGCAGATGGCGCAAGCACCTGCGGGAGGAACTCCCGGTGAATTGGCAGTGAAAGAAAATGATGGCACAGACCATTATGATGCTTATTCAATTGATAGCATCATTCAAGACATCAAACCGTGGATGCCAGATTTGTTACTCAAACCAGAGACAGCACTTCGAGACTTTGTTAAAGGTCTTGGATGGATGAAGAATTTAGGACATGGCAAATCCGTTGCTATGTATGACTTGAAAATACCAGTCAACGCATTGAAGATACGTCTTGACAAGAATATACTTACGGCAATCTTGGCTAAGATGAGTCGGGCAGGGTCAATAAGCACTCGTTTTGACATAGCGAATATGACTCCTAACGAGAACAATGATGAGTGGCAGGTAAGACTCAAGAAAACCATGACGGACACAAGCGCATGAATAACGATAAAAAACTATTAGTAGAATGTATTACATTTGAAGCAGACCCAATTATGCTGCGGGAGTCCACGGAACATCCCAACCAACCATTTAGGGTTTCGGGGATATTGCAACGTAAGGGCAAGAAGAATCAGAATGGTCGTATCTACCCCGATCAAATTCTTATTCGTGAAGCCGAGAAGTATGCCACAACTTTTATCAAGGACCGCCGAGCCATGGGTGAACTGGACCACCCTGAATGCGTAAGTTGTTGTGATATAATGACTTATGAAGGGTGGAAAGATATTAAAACTGTAAAAATTGGAGAGTTAATTCCCACATTAAATACAGATACTAATACATTAGAATATAATCCAATAGAAAGAATTATAAACGAACCATATAAAGGTAAAATGATTTCCATAAAAGGAAAAAATATAGATATTTTGGTTACTCCAAATCATAGATTTATACTAAATACACGTTCTGATAGAAATAGTGGATTTGTTGAAAAAACTGCACAGGAAATTTTAGATATATCGAAAAAAACAAATGTTTCTCATTTATCAATTCCAACTATAACGGAAAATTGGAATGGTAAAAAATATGACACATTTATCATTTCATCAGTAGAAACTATGTTGCATAGTAGTTTAGAAAATAAGGAGAAGTGTAATACCGATTTAATCTTAAATGCATCTGCTTGGTTTTCATTTCTGGGATTTTATCTTGCCGAAGGACATTGTACGAATAGAGAAAATGTAAACGGATATGGAATATTTATTACTCAAAACAAAGGAGAAATTGCTAATAAATTTAGAGAAATATTAAAGCAATTGTCTCCTGAATTGAATTGGAATGAGTGGGATAAAGGAGATGATGGAATTATATTTTCAACATGTGATGCTCGTTTATGGACATATCTTTCCAAATTGGGAAATAAATATACGAAATATATTCCTCAAGATATAAAAGATGCATCCACAGATTTATTACAAAATCTTTATGATTGGTATTTAAACGGAGATGGATCAGTTGTTGGAGAATATGATAGGTCTTCTATATTCTCGGTTTCTAAGAAATTAATAGAAGATTTTTATGAAGTTATATTAAAACTCGGCATGACGGGAGTTATTAAAGAACAAATAACAACTGAAGATTATATGTTTGCCGGAAGATTAATAGAAGCAAAAAATAAATCTGTATTATATAGATTATGGATAAAAACTTCTCAAGCAATTCATCTTGATTTTAGATTTATTAAAATAGAAGAAGTAGATTACGATAGCACGGTTCATTGTGTTACAGTAAAAAACGGAACGTTTTATTGTCGCAATAATAATAAATGTTTATGGTCTGGAAATTCATCAGTTGTCAACCTCAAGAATGTATCTCACAACGTAGTTGAGATGCACTGGCAGGGTGATGATTTGATGGGAACGGTTGAAGTTCTCACTACTCCAAACGGAAACATTCTTCGGGAGTTGTTTCGCAATGGCATCAAACTTGGCATCTCTAGTCGTGGACTCGGTTCCCTCAAGAAGATTTCCGAAAACTCTGCTATCGTCGGTGATGACTTTGAATTGATTGCCTTTGACTTCGTGTCAAACCCATCAACCCAAGGTGCATTCATGGGACTTACCTCTGGCGCACAGGGGCAGATTGCTCTTGCCGAAGGCATAGTTCGCAATCCAGTAAGTAATCGTTGGGAACGTACGGATGACATCGTTCGTAATATTCTCACAGAATTGGGATAATATGGAGAAAAAATTCAAACTAATTAAAGAAAATGTCTTCCGGTTTCAAGAGGTGTTGACTCCAGAATCAGAAGAAAAATGGTTGAGGCAACATGCTGATACTTTAACCCATAATGTGCTTCATCTTTATAAACAGATGCTTGAGGCAAATACGCCGCCGCATGATGCAGCGATGAAAATATATCGAAGCGTTATTGAAGCTGCACATAATGAGCTTCGGAAGATTTCTGTCAAAGTAAATAATGCCGCCGATTTTGTAAAATCCAATCCTCCCAACCCATCAGAATAATATGTTCACCAAAAATGCATTCAAAGGTCTGGTCAAACAATGCATTGCTGAAGTCATTGTCGAAGCACCTTCCAAGATTGAAAAAGTCTCCACTGGAGAA